ACTGGAAAGCCATTATGCGACGAAAATCGCTTCATGGTTACAACAGTGGGTCCACCTCGGAAAAAGGATGGACGTTGAGTCTAAAATTTGGAAGAGGGAAAAACGGTTTGTTTTAGAGAGTTTGAAGAATTTTACAACTTCTTATCTCGAAACTATGATAATCTCACTTGGTGGTGAGATTTCAATGAAACTAACGAGTTTCGATCCGACACTTGGATGGAACCCTGAACTCTTAAAGAGAGCAGGTAATCCTCCGATCAGCCCAAATGCGCTTCGGCAAATATGGGTTGATGAGCTTAGTTCGTTCATCAAGATTGTGAAGGGTCACTGTGGTGGTCCGGCGGCTTTTAGCTTCCGGTCCACTACAGAACTCATGGTCCCTTTATCTGGGGGGATCAAGAAACATTTACGACGCTTACTTCGCTTCCAACGAAGTGGCGCTCTTCTGTTCCTGAACACGTGCTTGCAACTCAAGCGAGTCGTGACGACGGTCCCAGAATGTTTTATCAATTCCAGTGTGGAGGGTTACAGAGATCGACTATCTCTGCCTCCACGTCAGTCTCCTGAATTTGTAACGAGAGTTAGATTCGCTGCAGAACGGTACCTTTTGACAGATTATCTGTGGGAGGTCACACCGTGCGACGATGTCCATGATCTTACGTTACGCAGTTGTATTGAGAATAAAGTGAAGAAGGGTGGAGTCTTCGGTTACTATTCTCAACGTTTAGGTACAACTGTTCAATTCAAGACTGATGAATTTGGGGTCTCAGCGCAACATGGGATTCGTTTTCCGCTCATCCAAGAGCTTCAAGACGATCTCAATGAGATTTATTTTAGTGGTGAACGCCGCGGCTTCCTCTCAGAAGTCGTCGCACTTGCAGAACCCTGCAAAGTGCGGTGCATCACAATAAATTCAGCGCCTGAGTCCCCTCTCTGGTCTGGTGTCCAAAAGACCCTGCAAAACCACTTACTCCGCTACCCCGAAATCATCTCGGGCCGCGATTATGATGCATCCAGTTTCGACTGGGTGTTCAAGAATCGTCGGCTTTTCGAGAAGGAGACGGGGGAGGAGTGGGTCATCATCTCTGATGATGGTTCTGCAGCGACCGATTCCATCGACACGCGGCTCTCAAATGATTTGATCAAAATGAGAATTCCAGATTTCCTC